GCAATATTTATACCTAAGCCACCCTCAGACTCTGGTCGGGAAATCCGTCCTATGAATATATCCCGTCGCCCCTTTGCTGTATCTTCACCGCGAACCCTTGCGCCAACCTCATCCAACTCCTCAAGAACCGCGGCGTTGCCATCCACTCCTAGCCAATCTTCAATTTCAAGGGCACTACCTGAATCTTGCCATGCCTTAATTACCTTTGCCCGCATTTCTGGTGTATCCATAAGGCTTACTTGCCCTGGCCTAAGCTCCATTCCCTTGATATGCTTGGATACTGCGCTATTCTCTAGCTGTGAAGCAGTCTGAGATTCATCAAGTGCCTCAGCCAGAGCAGCATCTACTCCTTGCGCCTTAATTGCTTCAATTTCAGCGTCTACATATTTCTCCATTTCCTCAAAGAGTTCGTTGTTATCCATTGTCTCAAACCGTTCTTCTCCAGCCCAATACATGGCAATTTCTATACGCCCAACGATTGACTCAAAAAGCTCAGCAGTACCTTCCTTTATTGTCTTCCCGTCGGCAGATACAAAGATACCCCGAGATGCTTCCCGCAATTCCTCAAAGATATCAGTGCTATTTGGTGGCCTCTCGCGCGCCGCTGGAGCGTATATTCCTTCCCTCCCATAATCTGCAGTGGTCTTTTCAATGATGTCTGTTGATGGAATATACGACACCGTTAGGCCATCTTCAGTCGTACGGCCTTGTACGCGAAGGGCACGCTCGAAAACAGCGTTATCATCCAGCCCTAAATCTCCCTGTTCAGATACAGATGTTGCCCACGTTCCCGCAGACTTATCATAAAATTGCTCTACGTAATTTGCCCTCAGCAACTCTACGAGCATTTCTGGACTCGCGCCAAACCAATCATCTGTCGATTCATCTGCTTCATAAGCATCGAGCCAATTATCCACAAATATTTGTATATGCTGAGAAGTAAGTTTACCTGGGTTGGCGACGTGTCCAGAAGCACCGAGAGCCAAAGCCCTAACCATAATATCCACCTGCTGTCGCTGCTCTGGGGTCAAGGGGATTTGCCCAAATATAGCAAGTGGCCCAGCAACCTCGGCAGCCGTTGCACCTTCTTCGCCCTCCGGTGGGGGAGATGGCATCATTCGAGCAGTGGGGTCTGTAACTTCTGAAAACTCAGGGTTCACCTGTGCAACGGCAGACTTGCCCTCACTGCTTCCGAAAAAGTCAGAAATCCAGTCAGGCATACCCTCAGTTGATATTGGTCTGCCCGCCATAGCGTCGTCAAAGACCTTTGTTAGTGCGGCAAGGTCAGCGAGTGCGCTTCTGTATTCCTCCCTCCTGTCAGGTGGGGGAACCACAACACCCCTTATTCTCGGGAACGGCTCACCCTGTTCATTAAACCCCCGCGCTAATCTAATCTTATTTTGTAGCTCGGGGTCAGCAACAGCTACTTGCTCGATAAAGTCGTCAAACTCCATTACATACCTCCTGCGTTACGGATAGCCTGTTCCATAGCACCGCCGCCAGCAGGAGCGGCTACACCAGGAGGTTCAGTCGTCATGTTCTCTGGCGATAACGCTGGGTTAGCACCACCTGCATTGGTCATGTTCCCACCAGCGGCGGGTGGCCCCTGACCAGCACGCTCGGCATTGCCCTGTCCCTGTTGCGGAATAATGGACTCAAGTATCTGCATACCAACAAACGTATTTATTCTCGCGGAGGTCATGTCCCCTTCTCTTTCGTTTGCCGATGCCATATCAAGGAACCGCATTGCCGTGGCCCTGTTGATATTGATGGGATTCTGTTCGATGTTGTCAGCGGCCAATTGCTCCGCTTCATAGCCCAAGTCCTGTATCCCCATGACGTTCTCCCTCAACCACGGGAGCGAGAGCCGTGCTTGTGGATTCAGTGCCCTGAAGATATTGGCCTTCATCATGTCGTCTTCGGGCATTGCCATGCGGAGTTCTGATTCCATGTAGGTACTCTCTGGAACATCGTCTACCGTGAAGTCCTCATCAAAGAACCCGAAGCGTACATCCCTGCCTTGGACGCGGATATTTCCCTTATCGGAGCCAGAATACCGTCGCACATAATCGTCGAGGAAAATCTTTCCGCTGTCGGCGTAGAGGAACTCCATCCCCTTGCTGTACGGCTGGAGGTGAACCCTCCCACCTTCCTGCACGGCTTTCATTGCCACACCGCTTAAGCCACGGTCAGTCAGGCCGACCACCTCATCAATGATGGAGAGCTTCTGCATACGCCTCTGGATTTCCCTGACCTGCATATCAACGGCACCCGCAACTTCCACTCCTCTCACAAGTGGTCTGCCAATGGATGTATCGGTATCAATCTGGTTGATTTCGCCAAGCTCGTCATTCTCCATGTTGACATTTGCCCCTGGAGAAGCTATCTGCACCGTAGCATTGAACCGCATCACCTGTTTAATCTCTTCACGCAGGGTGGACAACCACTTGTTCAGGTCTTCCCATTCCTTTTTCATGGGGGCGACCATGCCACCAGCGGTGAGTTTCAGCAAATCACGTGGCGTAGCCTGATAGGAGGACGCTATAGGTGAGCCATCAGGACGAATAATAACGAATGGCAGCTTGTGAAACCCGTTCTCTTTCCCGATATCACTGGAGTTGGGAGAAAAGTTCAGCGTGTTTCTTAGGCTAATCCAGTTGAAGTTCGCTGAGTTTGTGGTCTGACCGTACTCTCCTATCGCATAATTCAGTGTATTGAGGATGTCAGGCTGGCTGGAATCGGCATTATTATGGCGTTCTTCCCAGTAATCCATGATGGATATCTCTGCATCGTCGTCGATACCGTCGGGAACCGCTATGCCCTTCGAGTGCAGCATGTTCTTAAAGCCAGTACCGCTCAGGGAGAAGATGTAGTACAGACTGCTTAGCTCCCCGTACGGGCCTTCCCAGAATGGGAAACACCGCGTAGGGTCGAGAAGGTCGGCTATCGGCATCGGTGTTCCATCCTCGCAGGGAGTCATCGCCGTGTACTGAACGCCCCACCCTGTGAGGATAAGCCACGCGGCGAGTTCCTTCTGATGCCACGAGCGTCCCTGCCTGAGATAGCCACCCTGACCGTTATCCACCTGCCTCCACCAGCCACGGACGGCACGTTCTGCCTTGTCGCGCTTCTGTTGTTCTGCGGGATTGTGGATACTCTTGGGTCATCGGTCGATGTGCATGTGGGAGGCGAGAAGGTGGACACCGATGTCCACGGTGGAGCGGATATCCGAGGTGGCGACGGACTCGAACCCCTGTTGCCTAAGCTTATCGAACTGAAAGTAGGCTTCGTAGGATTCCTTAATGGCTGCGGCTCTACCTGAGTAGAGTTCAATCGCCCGTCCGAACCGTTCTACAATGGGATTCTCCCTGTATCGTTGCGTCATTCCTTACCTCAAATACACGGGCACCAGCGATTCTCTCTTTTTTCGCGGTGCTAGGCGTGTTAATAGCCTCCTGGCTTGGTCTCGTAACTGAAAGCATCCAGCATCAGCCATCACCATATCGAGGACTGCGGTGTTGTAATGATGCTTCTCCTTGTCATTCTTGTAGGTATTCCCCTCCTGAACCTGCGACCATTGCTTCACGAGGATGTCGCTGGGGGTGTGGTATTCCCCACTTTCCATGAAGTCAATCATTGAGCCAATAATACCATCTTTTGTCGAGGCATCTATACGAAGCCCCGCGATATGGTCGGCGTTCCCCCACTTGTTCTCCGTCATCTTGTAGACGTAGGGGTAATGGTACTGGTCAATGACGATTGCGCGTATACCCGCGCTACGTGGTTCTCTTTCCCACCCGATGAGGGTTGTTCCCAAAGCGTAGCCCATCTTCACCATGATTCTTCCCGTATCCTCTGGGCTAATCTTCCCACGAATCTCTCCGACGTAGGCCCAATCCCTTGCTCTTCGTATGGTTATGGCGGTGTCGTGGGACTGGGTATAACCTTCGGCAGGGTCTGCGTAGATGGCGTATGTCTCATCAGCCTGTGGGCGTATCCACATCCTGAGCATACCGTTCAAATCGTTGCCCTCTGGGTACATTTCCTTTGGTAAGGGTTGCCTGACCTGCCCCATGAGGTAGTCCATGACGTAGCCAGGGACTACAGGAGAGCCAGCGGTACGCCAGCAGGACTCGTCGTCGTAGGCAAGTTGGCTAGCACGGATGTCTCGACTTCCCTTTGCATCGGACAACGCCTTACGCCAGTAGCGAATTTGCCCCCAGCTCAGTCCGTGGATGTCCATAAGAAGCTGTTCTTCCGCTTCGAGAGGGAATCCGTCCTTCGAAAGAATAGGGTCGGCGTTATCCCAGAGCGGGCCTTCGGGCCAGAAGTATTCCTCCTCCTCGTAGAAGGGAACGAACATGGGGATATCGCTGGACTCGCCGTTCTTTGCGGCCATGTACAGGTCATAGAAGTGGTCGCTCATGCTTTCAGGGCGGGATTCCCAGCGAACGACGGCTAACCGTGAGCCTTGTAGCCCATTAAGCAAGGATTGGTACTCGTCCTCCTCGTAGGAGGGGATTTCGGTAGCGTGGATGAAATCGTATCCACCGCCTTGGAGAACGTCCTTTGACCCAGACCCGACGAAGGTAATTGAGCT